GAATTCAAGCGTGGCTTTAGACTGCAAACCGCCATCGTCGTCTATCAAATCTATAATGTCAAATAGAGATAAATCTAAAGTTTCGCCTTTTCTTAAAGCTGCATATCTTGCACTTTCTAACATTACTGGAGGCAAATACTTAACTATGTTTTTCTCTATATCTTTTATTAATTGCTCTAAAGATGTTTCTTCTTTTTCGAACAATTCACCTAAAAAACCAAGCCCAAAATGAAACTCAATCTCTTTATTTGCAATATTTAGTTTAATGCTCTTCATATATTATACTTGTGGATCTGTAGTTGTGATTGCTCCACTTCCCGATAACGTACCGCTAAAAGTAGCCAATTCATCTCCTGCTGCTGCATCTAAAGTTAAGTCAGAGAAAATACCCGTCCCGTAATAAGCAGTAGTATCAGTTAGTCCTGTGTCCATTTTCCAAGTCTCAGCAGCGCCTGTTTCTAATAACACTTTTAAAGCGTCATGTGATACTTTGTCACCATCTGCACTTCCTGTTGACGTAGTGTCAATGTAATTACCCTCAAATGTAATCTCATACGTTAAAGAACCTGCGTCTTTAATTACTAATCCTGGATCACATTTAGTTTGTGATTCAATAATGTTTCTTGTTTGTGCTAAACTATTTGACGTAAGACACGCAACAGGCTTGTAAGCTGAAACATTATCCCATATGTACAAAATAATAGCATCTCCCTTGATAAAGTTAGACATAATTATATGTTTAAATGATTAAAAAAATATTTAATGTAAATATACATAAAATTTATAACATTATTAAAGACTATAAATTTTATCTATTTAATTCTAAGAGTAATCGTAATAAACTCTCTGAAAATGTTTTCGTGTTCAGTTGAAATAGTTAGTCCGTTTGGAAAGTCTTGTGTTTGTACGAATATTTCTAATCCACTTTCTGCGTCTAATACCAATCCGCTTGTTTGAAATCTAATCTCGTCAATAATATTGTTTGCAAGTAATTTACTCCCTGGGTTTCCCGGTCGTGGGTAATAAGTAACCGCCTCAATAGTAATTGTACTATTCCAAAACCATTCGCATTTATTATTCTTGTCTACAGAACTCGTTTGAGTGCTTAGTATTGTGTAGTAGTCGGGTTGTTCTGCTCCCGAAACATAAGTATCATAACATGGTATCGTATATCCATCCACAATAATATTATCTATAGCGTCATATACTGCTTTTCTAACCCATTTTTGAGGTAATACTTTCTCCATTACTTATTAAATTTATCTGTTAAACGTTTTAACGCTGTGTTTAAGTCTTTTAAATACTGCTCACTTCCTTTTCTAAACGCAGGGTATAAGTATGGTTGAGGTCTTAAATTTACCTGTCTTATTCCTTTACCCTTAAATAAATGTGCTATCTCTTCCCATCCTTTAGGTATAGATGTTAGCATACCTGTACCAAACTCCATAAAAGCTGAATATTTCTCTAAAGCTGCGATAATAAAGGTTGTTTTATTTACCTCTTCTGTAACTATTCCTTGCCTTAATTTACCTAAATCTACGGGAGCTTGTCTTTTAGCATCTGCCTGTATTTCTAACGCTTGTATCTTTGTTATGTCCTCAAACATTTGCTGACCCTCTAAACCGAACTTTTTAAACTTCTTTTCTAAGGATTTAACACCTACAACATTTGCGTTTAGTTTCATACCATATTATTTTCAATGTATGTTGACACACATTCGTCTGCTTCAAATGTACCGCCATCTGCAACAACTCTATTCTTATAGTTTACAAATATAGTGTTAGCATCGGGATTTATAGGCTCTAACACCTCAACAGAATTAGTTTTTTGTCTTGATGCGGTCAACGTAACAAAAGCCTCGTTAAAATCCATATTCATAGGAGACATTGTAAAAGTATATTTCACACCTTTATACATTAAGAACTGATTAACAGAATTATATTGTATGTCATTTCTGTAACGCATAGTAATATCCAACTTCTCAGAATAATCACTAACACCAACCTCTGTATCTCTTCGAGTGTCTTTATGTGTTCTAACAGCCGCCCAAGATGATGTTATCAGTTCATTGTAAGTTTTAGACCCACCGAAACCATCTTCAATCTTTATTGTTTGCCATATATATACTTTTCTGTTAAGTTGTCTTGCTCTCATATTATAAAGCGTCTATTAATGTTTATATACTCTCTTGACATTTCGCTAAGATAATCATAAATAGTCGCACCTTTTACCCTAGTTTCTTTTTTAGATTGATTGTAGTAGTATTCTATAATTTCATACGCTACATTTATAAATTCAAAGTCTACATTGTCATAATCAGTTTCTCCGATATTCAAAGTAAAATCACTATCAGCATCTGAACTATTCGCACATACTACATAATATAAACCTTTTTTAGTAAACGTATAATCTGTTAAAGTAGATAAATCAGTATTAATAGGACTATCGTATATTCTTGTATATCCGTTAATCAAACTATATTCTTTGTCTCTTGCTGAAACTATTTGATTTGTTCGTTTCTCAATCCAACTAAAAGCAGCGTTTATACTACGTGTAATAAATTGGTCGTCCTCAGTCTCTGTATCATCTATTCTTAGATACGTTTTAGCGTCGTTTAATGATATTATGTCTGTATATGCCATCTATTTAGTTTTAATTGCTCCTTTCTTAGTTATAGGTGCTTTTTTATTGCGTTTCTTAGGCTCTAGTAAATGAACTATATCTTTTCTTGTACCCTCGTACTCGTCTCCAATATCATACTTTTTATTAGTCTTTGTGCAATAAAATCTTTTAATTACTTTCATGTCTATAAATTAAAAAAGCCCACCCGTATAAGGATGGGCTATATATTAAACTTAAACTAACTACTATACAGCAGTAAAGTCTCCAAAGATAACCGCATCTGGTTGCTCAACCGCTACGTTTACTTGTGCCTCTAATCTTGCAGTAATGTTGTTTGCTACAAAGTTAGTTCCCTCAACATCTGAAAACTCTAAAGAAAGACCCTCAGTCACAACCTTGTTAACTCTTGACCAATCACCTACTAAATACTTATCCGCAGGAATCCAAGTCGCTTTGTAAATTGGAATACCGTTGATTCTCAAAACACCACTGTCATAAGTTACAACTCCTGGCAATCCGTAACCTGCTCCTGTAGATGCTTCTGTTACTTGAATATCCCACCAATCAGAAACATTTACTACAACACCGTTAACATCGTAGTTAGTACCCTCTAATGCAGCGATGTCAGCAATTAATCTTTCGATTTTGTTTCCTGTAACTATACTAGATGCAGTTGCTGCTGTTGAAATCTTAGTGTAGAAGTCAGCGTTTTCAGCTTTAGCATAGTCTCTTCTTAATGCTTTAGGTAAGAATGATTCCAAGAAAGGCAAGTTGTTTTTCATCTTACGAGAGTAACGAGAATAACCTGCTAAGAAATCAGTATTTACATCTACCATTTCTAAAGTGTAATCAATCTGTGATTTAGCCGCTCCCTCTGTTTGGTAAGCAAAACCTCCATTACTTCCTGTTTCTCTTGGGAACGTATAAGTACCTCCAGAGATAGAAACCATACCGATCAAGTCAGAAACATTGATTTTTTGAGATGGATCCATAACTGTATTAAAGTTGTAGTCTCTTGGTTGGTCTCCTGTTAAAGAAGTTCCTAAAGTCATATCAGCTTTTACCTCTACAGCGTTTCCTTTTCTTACTTGTGAAATTCTATCAAAGTTTTCATTCAAGATAGATTTAATTTCGTCTTTGCTTGAATTTTCTACTTTCTTAGATTCTTGTAATTTCATGTCTAATGCGTCTGCATGGTCTTGTACTTTCTTAATCTCAGCCTCAAACTCAGACTTGATAGTTTCGTTTCCTGCTTTTACTTCTCCTGCAATAACATCAGCCATTTTTGATTCTAATGATTCAATCATAGACTTTGCTTCAGTTGCGTTTGCTCCTTTAATTTCCGTTTTTAGTGCCTCTAATGCACTTTTTAATTCTTCGTTCATTATTTTAATGATTTAATAAAATTATTGATTGTGTTTACATCGGCTTTATTCGGCTCTAATTCTAATTTAGGAGTGTCTAACAACGGCTCTTTAGTTTCAAGTGATTTTTTACCTAATTCGTATGATTTTATTTGAAGTTGTTTTAATGCAACCTCTAATAACATAAATGTATCGTCTGTAAATGTTCCGTTTCTAAATGCTTTTAATATTAGCTTTATTTCGTCATTTACTTGTTTCTCTGTTAAGTTTTTCATTCCCATAAAAGGAGTGTTAGGGTGTGCGCCTAATGTTACGTTAGAACCCTCGTATAACTTCAACTCTGTAATATGTCTAATACCTTTAGAATCTCTCGTTGAGTTCACAACTTGGTAGCCGATAGAATGTTCTTTAACTATCCCTGCATCATATAGCTTTAACAAGTCGCTTGAATAAGAAGTATCTATTAACGGTTGACTTTCAAAGTACAGTCCTTTAGAATCTTCTTGCAATACGTTAAACTTACCATGTGGCTGCTCCCAATTATGCTGATTTAAAAAGAATATATCGTTTTTACGTTCGCTTAATGTCTTAGTGTACGATCCACTGACAATAACATCTTTAACCTTGTCCTCTGTATCTGTTTCAGACAAATAACCCGTTACGACACGTTTTTTCATGTCTAAGTCCTTTAAACCGCCCGATATAGATTTTATTTGTAATCCTTTCATGTTTGTAAAGATAAGTAAAATTTATTAAACAACAATATACTATAAGTTTTATCTATTAAGGTGATTTATACGCTTCCTATTACACCATTTATAGTAAGAGTTCCAATGCTAGGAGCGAATGTACTACCTGTAACCTCATCCAATTTCCAAGCGTGAGTAGTTCCCGTTGGGTAGTTGATACCGTCATCATCTGTTGAAGTTACAGATCCGTTAGCAATCCACATTCTCTCTATAGCACCTTGCCAATAAGATAGCTCGTTAGAATCTACTGTATTTGCCAAATCATCAGAAGCAACTGATTTTCCGAAAATAATATCTAGTGAGTTTGCACCTGAACTATCGTCTAAGTACGCACTTATATTTTCATCG